GGAGTTGGGGCATATGTAACATTAACAGGTCTACCATCTAACGTATAACCTATTAGGATATAAGATGACAAATACTCTTGAAGCTTGTGACTCATAAACCGGATATTATTTTTCGATTTTATCGTCTCCGGGTCGGCCTCGTACGTCATTAATACAGCAGACAATGATTCTATTGTTAACGGGAAAGACTGTGTCAAGTCATCACCCTTCAACGGTTCCTCTTTCTTCGAAGCAGACTTTTTCGGTGTAACCTTTTTTGATGTAACCTTTTTTGATGTAGTCTTTTTCTTCGAAGATCGTTTAGCACGCTTTGGCGGTGTCTTTTTATTTCTCTCGTTGTCTTCCATCACAATTATTTAGGTATTCTTGTGTAATATTAAATTCTAGAAAATGTTTTATAATTACTTCCATAGAATCAGTATTAATATAAAAACCTTTAGGAAACTTTTGACCCTGATCATCAATCTCAAATAATCCACGCCAAGGCCATTCGCCATTGTCACAGCAAGTAATAAAAATAGAATCAGTCTTGGGGTTTACAGCAACCGTCCAGCTACGAATATCACCTTTACTATAATTATTATATACCCTGACAACATTAAACCCGCTATCTCTCATTCGCTTTATAAAATACCCTTGAGTGGTTACTTTATTCTTTGTCATTACTTTCGCCATTATTTAACTAATCCAGATATGATATACATCATATTCACGTCACCAATATTAATATTAAACGTCATAACATTCAACTCTAAATTCACACGGACACTAATTTTATCACATCTCAACCCAGCAAGAGTCCTAATAGTATCAAAACTTAATGGTAACGGATCCTCAATAGGTTGACCAGTATATTTGTTACAAAGTTTAATGCAAATATTGTCAACATTATGAGACTGTTTATCATTAATCTCTGCATATACACTATCACCTTGTGTAAACAAGTATAACTTATTAATGTTGATTGTAAATGCACCACTCTTCAACAAATTGATTATTGAGATATACGGTACATCAAAATTTGTATCGTATTTAATATTTTTAATCTTGTCAATGCTAACTGATGGTGACGATAAGATCCCATCATCAAGTAAGTGATAGGTAAACCTCAAATCGCTAGAAGTGTATTTAATTTTCGATTCATCAATATCTAAATCAATACTGTCCTTCTCAATGCATGATATTATTTGAATTATTCTTTTCAGATCAGGTATATTGAGGCGTACATCTACATCTCCAAAATCACCTTTATACATTCCATATAAGATAACGGTGTTATCGGCAGCTGCCAGCAGAGCTGTTGCTCCTGATTTATGTATTCTAATGACACAAGAATCATCAATTTTACTTAAAGGTGATAAGAAATTGCCTATAAAGCTAGGCTTATTTTTTAGCGTTATTATCATCAAATTTTAGTGTAACTTGTTTAACTTTGTCTCTTAAACCTCTATCTATAAAATTGGTAAATTTCTTGTCTAATATAGCTATATTATCTACTCTAGATAGGAGAGTGTCAAGCTTTTTCTCTATACGGTCCAGTTGATCATTTGAACCAACCGATATCGGTTGAGATTGTAGCTCTGGTAACGATAGCTTGGGTGGCTCACTAGACAATTCGACAGGTAATTCACCAGACGGTACCATTTGTTGAACTGTCGATTCATCCGGAGGTATATATGAATTTTCCGGTGGCGCCACCGGGGCAGACTGCCCCGGTGCACCGGTAATATGGTTCTTAAGTATACCGTGAGGGTTCCATTGAGCAGCTGACTGCTGAAGGTTCGCCGATGAACTTACAATTTGCTCATCCACCTTCTTTAATTCAGCATTTGTAGTACCTACCAATGCCGCAATTAATTCGATATCCTCTTGCGAAGAAGCCATATTAGTCACCTAACCCGTCAAGTAGTTCCTTTACTTTATCATCATCTAATGGATCTACATCATCCGATTTAGTACTAGTAGTACCACCATCCGATTTAGTACTACTAGTACCATCATCGCTAGTAGTGCTCCCTTCTTCCGGATTCCACACGTCATCAGTAGAGTCCTTACAATAAAAGTGCTCGTTAAGAACCTGTTTAAGGTCATCATAATCTTTGGCGGGAAATACACTCTCAAGATCAGTAATACCGTCATATACTTCTGTTACCCCATCATCCGTCATACCTTTAATTTTCGAAGCTCCAGCAAATCTCGAAGAAACGTAAGTAGGGAAATCACCTTGGCGCTCAACCTTGATTTTCAGATTACACCCATTCTCCGACAGGTCAAATACCTTTGCACCAAACTCATCAGAATCTTCCCCCTCAACGGCGGCCAGAATAATCTTGTGAAGCTGTCGACCATACCGCAACAACTTAACTTGACCATTATTATCAGGATTAGTCGGATCATTTACCACATAAACATTTGCTAGCCAGTTCTCACGACGAAGAATCTTACCAGCCCTCTCCTGCTCTTCAGGTGTACCATGCTTTGACAAAGAGAACTTTACTTCTGCAATCGGATCTCTCTTGCCCCACGTCTGCGGGCTTACATTACTAATGAAATTGCCCGTAGAAAAGCTCTCCCAAGAATGTGTAATATATCTATAGAACGTCTTTTCAGGGTTATTGATATCCGGTACAAACCGAACAGTGTAGACGTTTCCAACCTGAAGTTTTAGAATGTCTCTGTATTTGCTGTTTCCTGATTGATCACTACTCTTAGAAAGAGTTGTACGAATCTTATCGAACATTGAACTTGTATATGTGTTACTCATAATTCTTCTTTATTATATTTTATCTTTTGCTTTTATCAATAGCTGTTTTATACTTTGTATCCCGTTATGGGCAATAATTTTTGCTTTGTTAGAATTATAGATGTTTGACTTACATATGGCAAGCCTATTTGTGAAGTTTTTTCCTAGGGTGAAATCTAATCGTGATTCTGAATATTCAGATACTATTTGCTCAGTTCCTGGTATGAAAAACAGTATATACATCGAGATATGGCGCTCTCTCAAATGCATAATAAACGTATGAACTCCACCAGACATATGGGACGTATACTCTTCAACGCAAAGCCCATTATCTCGACAGAATCTAAAAATATACAATAGCGAGTCTTTGATAAAATTCAAATGATATCCCGTATCAGGATCTTCTGTTGACTGTTTATGTGTATAGATACCATATAACCGGATAGCTTTTTGAGAAGTATAAAATTTCAAATCATAATGATCTGGTTCATCAGGATATACATCATACGGAGCAGAAAAAAAGTCGTCTATTTTAATGTGAGGGAATTTAATAAAAAAGAAGCTGAGCTTTTTAACAAATGGGTAATCGTTACTGCTTTCGAAATTATTAAAGTTTTTGCGGTATTTGAATGGTAGATTTCTTCTGGTTCTTGTTATCCGTAAAAATGCATTGTATATATACTTCTCTTGATCAGTCATGTACACTTCTTTTTTGCCTTATAAGCTTTATTTTGCATATTGAGATATTTTTTAATGTATTTACTTTTATGGAGTGCGCTATCGTATTCTAAAAAATGCTTCAGCGCTCCATAATCATTATCCATATCACAAGTGAGCTTGTATAATTTCATTATACTCTGATCTTTAAGTAAAAGCAAGAAAATATTTGCAAGATTTAACTTCTTATTGTTAATAACACATATTAGTGAGCAGAAGCAAGTAAAATTAACTTTATATTCCTCATCGCAAATTCTTGCGCTAGGATCTGACTTTATGTCATCAGCATCAAACGTTCTCATTCAGTATTAATAGGCTTGAACATTTTAGAGAAAATCATAAACTGATCAGTAATTTTTCCTCCAGATGCATAATGATGACCACCACCGCTAAGTAGTTTTACTGCCAGCTGTGATAAATCAACATCTACGCCTTTCTCCTTTCTTAAACTAACTCTCTGTGTGTTGAGATTTACAACCACACCAACATCTGCTCTGACAACTTTAAGTATATGATCTGCTATATCGTTAATATACGAATCTGCAAACGCTGATACAAACTTGTACCGCTTACCACTAATTGGAATCTCTGCAGAGAACATTTCCAAATCAGAAATATATTTAGCAACTTTCTTTTTATGAAATTTAATTATGTCAGTTTGTTTTTTTGTAAATCCATTAAATCCACTGTTGAACTCTGAGACAAATTTCCTTACACGGTCTCCTTGGTAATTCCAAAACAACAAATTTAAGTCATATGACTCCTTTAATTGTAAAGTATAACTATCGTAGTCATCCACAAGCAGCACCAAGTATTTATACGCTGCAGTGATTTCGGTTTTAGACTTTTTATATAAAAGGTTATATATTAACCGTGAACAGCTTGTTCCCTCCTTTATGAAAAGCTTGGCCTTGTGGTATCTGTCTTTATTTGAAACATGTGTTAAGTGGTGGTCTATAACAACTACATTTTCGCGATCCACTAAGTCTATGCAATTCGAAACATCCAAATCCAATATATAGATGTGATCGTATGTTGTGATATCAACACGTTGCATCCACTTTTCAAAAACATTACGAAAATCCCCAACCCTAGCAGGAATGACCGGAATATTATATCCCTTAAACCACGAAAATAGCAAATAAGACATCGCACCGTCTAAATCGATATCTGTAAATATGATAATCTTCTTTTTTCGATTCACGTGCCAGTATTTAGATGTTACCGGATTATAAACAACTATTCATCATCCTGTAACATACCGAAAGCTAAATCAACTGCGGCTGCATCTTCTGTGTTTGTAATATTTTGAGTTTGTGATAATGTCAAAGTTGTATAGTCGATAGCCATATTACATGATCCGAAATTCTGACCATATCTATTCTTAACCATTCCCATCCTGATAATTCCCAGATCTACATCGCCTTCGTCCTGCCATATACTCATAATACAATCTGCGGTTGCAGCTAGACCGATACTCTCACTAATACTTTCCACACCGGGATTTTGTTCATTCAAACCAGATCGATTTACTTGGGTAGCTGTTATAAATGGACAATTATATGTATACGATAAAGCTCTAACTTGCTCAGAGGCGTGCTTTACCCTTTCATATGAGTTGTTTCCTATAGGGCAATGTAATAGGTTGATATAATCCAACACAACAGCGTCTGGCTCAATACCTTGATGTTTTAGTTTTTGAATATACGCACTCAACTGACTAACCGTTATAGCATTTGGTGGAAATTCTTTAATAATTAATTTTGTATCTGGCTTTTCTTGTTTGTACTTGACAATCTTCCGCTTTACTATATCAGCACTAGCTGTTAACTCTCCTATAGGGATTTGACTTATATTCGTCGAAACACGCTTTGCATATTGCATTTCAGACATCTCTAGTGATATTAACACCACTGTCTTACCTTGAGCAGCAATATTACAGGCAATATTCCCTAAAAATATAGACTTACCTATATTTGTTGCACCTGCAAATAGATATAACGACTTACCGTACTCTAAAAAGCCACCTCCTAACTTTCTATCCAACCATTCCCACGTACTAGGTATATACTTTTCCTCCTTCTTTAGATCATCAATATGAATGTCTAATTGTGGAAAGAAATCTAGTCCAAGACCTCCGGAAACATTAATACCGCACGCTTTTTCGAACTTACTCAAAATTTCAGGCGTATCTATACTACCCTTTTCATACTCACTAGCAACATCTAGCATAGTAGTATAAACAGCTTTCTCCTTTAGAAACCTTTCTGTATTTTCATACAGCTCGTCTTTATTAAATTTTGCATCTATGTCATGGAATTTACTAACCACCGTCTTGAACGTATCTCTGAGCTCATCATTGTCAAGGCAAGCTTTAATTTCAGTTATAGTAGGAGACTGACCCCTCTCAATAAAGAAATCTGTTACAATCTTGACAATTGTCTGTATATTACTATCTGTAAAAAATCTCGGCTCGATAATATCTACTAATGAACCGAGATACTGGTCATCAGTTAACAGATTATATACAACAATAATCTCAAAAAAGTTGGTATCTAATTTCTTCCTTCCCATTTGTCTAAAAAGTATTTCTCCGCTGTTAAAAATTCTTGTGTTTGTCGCTCAAGTCCTGGACTGTTATGTACCACCCATATGGGCCATGTCGCTAACTTTAACTTACAATTATTTGCAGTTAAGCAGAAATCCATATCGTAATGATGAGCAATGGCTGGTATATTCTCGTCAAATCTAATTTGATCTGTTAACTTATCGACCTTAATCGCAAGAAATACACCGTCTAAGACTAAACATCTAGTCGGGGCTGGTCCAAAGTTGGTTACAAATATTTGATTTAGATTCTTAGGATGCGCTACAGCCCCGGACCAGCTATTCTGATCAGACATTAGATGCCAAAGTGCTGGTTTCTTTAGACTGATATTTTGAGCTCCTGCCACGCCTAATATATCATATCCTTCCTCAAACCCTTTTGATATTTTTTTAACAAGAAATTTATCCTCTATGCTCAAATCATCATGGCACAATATTAAACATTCATATTCATTGCTAATAGCAAATTCGATAAGCTTATTATATGCTTTACATATACTATCTGTGTTGTTTATGCGGATAATTACATCATATTCATCACTCTCATAAGAAATGATATTCTCCTCATCAGACACATCAAACTGTGTGGTGTCTATCATCGACTTAAACAAAGGAGTGTTTACAATCCCTTGACTGTCATGCTTCGTACAACTACCTATCAAAAGTTTCATTTATAGAATAAAAAACGGAGAATGTGAATCGAAATGACCGACCTTTTCGATCTTTGATTTTCGAATCGGATCTGCGTCGTAAAACATTCTGTAAATAGCGTGGTCATCTGCTGATCTCCACTGCTTGCTGGGTGATGGTCGGGCGGATGAAAAGTCACCGTTGTCATTAATGAATAGCGTACTACCACATCTAACCAAATATACATGACCTGTACAAGTATTATGTAACCAACAGCTAAAAGTACCTTCTAACTTCTCACATACAGCTTTAATGGTGCGTTGCTCTAATTCGAACTTCCATATATCTATATCCCAAATCTTTTGATACTCATCCCATATCATTTTAGGAATTACAGCACTATCAACAGGACTATCAACCTTGTATTCTTCTGCTAATACTTTACTGTTTGAAAGGACACCATTATGTGCGACGTGCCATGTGTGGTAAATGAATGGGTGACTCGTTTCAGGATCAAAATCTCTTTTTGCACTGGTAGGGCCTTGGGTATGTCCCATATAATACTGTCTGCCGGGCACGTCTTCGAGCTGTAGACAGTCCCCTTCTGATTTCTGAACGTCAGACTCTTCTTCTCTGTGTATGTACATACCACCATAAGCAAAACTACCCCTATCTTTATTTAATTCATAGAGAGTCTTAAATCGCTCCGAATCCGTACTACCAAATATACCACACATATTATTTTCTTGCTGTAAATATGAACACATCCATCCATGCTGGTTCCTTTTCATCAACCGGTTGGATTGACCTTCCATTATGCCACAATACACTATCGTCTATAATGACCATTGTACCTGCACCTACTACGGCTTTCATAAAAGGTTCCTCTGTTTTGCTTGTAGCTAATAATACCTCACCACCGACAATATTGCTACGGTGCACGCCTGTAATCGCAAGACAATCATATCCATCTTGATGCCAACCTTCAGGAGCAAGTTGAGTTGCACCGCCGCCTTTACACTTGGCCCTCATCTGATGAATATCCATAGTGAATCGCTCACCTAAATTACAAGCGTCTCTAAATACACCGGCCATGGCTCGCATAGCGGCACTATTAAGTGTATCACTGTCAATGTTAACAAACTCACGTTGTACATCTCCTTGGTGTTTATTGTATTTGCTACTTTGTGTGAACTCCTTAACCTTGAGATCTGACACACTAGTTATACCGGTCTTAATACTGACGAATACGCGTGAGTATTTTCGTAACCGATATTTACCATCTGCATGATCTGTCTCTGGTAGGTTGTTAAATGATGGTTTCAGTGAGTCTGCGTAAGTCTCGCTTATTTTTGTAACTTGTAATAATGTATTAGTCATTTTTCCATTCCTCATCTTGTAAAATATCTTCAATCCGTTCATTCATAAAACGGGAGAATCCTTCCTCAGTTACTTCATAATCACCCGACCACTCTCTATACATTTGAAGAAACTCACCATCTATCTCGAACAAGAGCTCTGCTTTGTCGTCAGCTACCTGATATTGTCTAATTAATTTTAATTTCATAATTCTCTATATATTTTTACCAAATACTTCATTTGATTGTTGCGTTACTCTGACAAATGTCGCACACTTAGGCATGTGTCTGATTGCACTAGCTCCAATATAGGTACAAGCACTTCTTAAGCCACCGAAAATACTACCGACTGTTTCGCTTATGGGACCTCTATAAGGGACTTCAACTGTCTTGCCTTCTGAGCTTCTGTATTCTGCAACACCACCGCTATATTTACGCATAGCTGTATCAGAGCTCATTCCATAAAATTGTTTATATCGTCGTCCTTCTTTTTCGATGATTTTCCCAGAGCATTCATCATGACCAGCAAGCATACCACCAAGCATGACGAAGTCAGCACCAGCAGCAAAGGCCTTGGCCACATCTCCAGGGCAAGTACAGCCACCATCAGCCATAATATGGCCTCCAACTCCATGTGCTGCGTCACTACACTCGATAACTGCACTGAGTTGTGGATAACCCACACCAGTCTGTAAACGAGTAGTGCATACAGAACCACTTCCAATACCAACCTTAACGATATCTGCTCCACGTAATATTAACTCCTCTGTCATTTCGCCAGTAACAACGTTACCCGCTATTATTATCTTATCAGGAAACTCTTTCCTTACAACTTGTACAAATTCAGAAAACCGTTCTGAATATCCATTTGCTACATCAATACAAATCCATTTAACATCTAAATGTCTCAATACAGGCTTTATCTTGTCATATTGTATAGCTGTTATGCCTATAGATACTGCAGCATAATCTTTAATGCCTAACCAATTGTTCTGATACTGTTCTGCCGTATGATGCTTATGCAGACAAGTCAACATTTTATGTTGTAGTAATGCCTGAGCCGTTTCCATTGTACCAACATGATCCATATTAGCAGCAACAATGGGATGACCAGTCCAAGTATATATAGAATGTCTAAATAGGAACTCGCGATTAAGATCTACTTGTTTTCTTGAACCTAAAACAGAACGCTTAGGTCTCAAAAGCACATCCTTATAGTCTAACTTAATATCTTGCTCAATCCTCATTTCGTAGCTCTTCTACATTGCGTCTTAAATTCTCTTGATAGAACTTTTCAGCAATAACACCAGAGGTATTACCTGCAACCCAGTGATTATTCATTCGTTCAACGCTACGATACATAGCACCCAATGTATCCTCTATAACTTTTTGCGTACTTGTCATTTTTATATTAGTGTATTCCAGGGAATCTCTTTGCTATATTCAATAGGATCATTAATACCTGCGTCGATAAAGCCTTGAAGGCGTGACGAGCAGGCTGTGCATTCTCCGCACGCTTTTTCTTCCCCTTTGTAACAGGTCCAGGTATTTCTAAAACTAACATCTAGCTCAGTTCCCCATTCGATAATTTCTTTCTTCGACTTCTCTATAAGAGGTGCTTCAATCTTAATTCTATGCTTTCTATTCAAGGAAGTCAAGCTATTAATTGCTTCCAAAAACTCCTCACTACCGTCCCAATAACCAGCCTGTGTATCTACTTGCGCGGCTCCATGATATACTGTATTAGCCTCCAGTGACTCAGCAATCGCGCAACAGATAGACAGTAACATTTGGTTCCTGAACGGTACATAATTGACTGTTTGGGCGTCTCCTAATACATCTCGTGTTAGAGCTACTTCAATCTCCGGATTTGTTAAAGATGATGTGTTAATGTCCTTGAAAAAGTCTAATCGAATCATTTTATGGTTGACTCCCAGGATATCCGCTGTCAATTCCGCGGATATCAACTCTCTAACGTGCCTCTGACCGTAATGAAACGAGATTGCATGTACTTCATCGAAATCACCACATTTTACTGCGTGATGCAAGAGTACTGTTGAATCTATACCACCTGAAATTGGGACTATTACCTTATTCACTCAGTTATTATAGTATACATGAATAAATAATTCAAGAACAATATCATGAATAAAGACTACGACAATATATGCGATTTATATCTCGAAGCTCAGGGTGTACCGCCGAACTACATGGCTGGTAGACAATCTACAGGACCGGCAGGCCAGCCTAGTCAATATACACCTGCCAATCCTCAAATAACCCAAGCTCAAAAAGCCTCTTTACCACCTCAACCACAACAGCAGGCCAATCCTGCAGATGCTTTAGCTGAATTAATCGAACAAAACCCTAATGCATTAGCGGAATTAGCTCAATTAAAAGAAGTTCAAGGATGGTTACAACAAAAAGCGCAAGCCATGACCAAACAGCAACCTGCAGCCCCACAATCTCCTCCAGGTAATGCACCAGCGGCCGCGCCGCCGGCTGCTAATCCTCAAGCACAATCGATTCCTGGCGGGGAGCTAGGAAATCCACCACTAACGACACCTAGTTAATTACCGTAGCAATACGTATCCTGAAGAATTTGTTCAAGTTTAGGAAGAATCTTGTTCCATAACTCCTCATCCGTACGCCAATTTTTGTAATACCCTAGCTTCTTATCGTCCATGGTAAACGTTGACCCATTCTGTTGGATAATACCATGATTAACAGCAACATCCTTTAAGCCAGCATACTTGTCTAAGCCTGTCTTGAAGTTTAGATACATTTCACACTCTAAGAATGGAGGTACGAACCTATTCTTGACTGTCAGTGCTCTAAGCGTTGTACCACTGTACTTTTTCGCTTCAGGTAGCATTTCATCCGCCTCATTACCGTCATCTTGCTTCTCGCTTTTACCTGCCAACTGTACTAGTACACTTGCAAGGTAAATTGGTCCCTTTCCACCGGCTTGACTCTTGACTAATGATGGATACATGGCGGCTGGGTCATCATACGTGTGATTAGCAAATAAAATGGTAGTTCCGGTGCGAGCTGCCTTGTATGTTAGCAGTCTCATCATGGATTTGAGTGATTTGGCACGCATTCC